TGTATTTGTTGTGGAAATGGGACATTACCATGTTGATAGCAAAAGTTTAAATGCAAAAAGTATTGATTTGACATCTTTAACAAAAACTCAACAATTTTATTTAAATGATATAGATATTCACAACGAAGATTTGACACAATACAGTTCAATAAAAAAAAATTGGTTTTATTATTACGATTTTTCCGATCCTATAATTTTTACTAAATTCATAAATAGAGTCAAATTTAATGTGAATTTTTCTGATGAAGATTATTTCGAATCTGTTATGTATATATCAAAATTAGACAATGATTATGTTGATTATTTATTAGAACTAAATATACACAGGTTCAAGGATAAAAAGAATGGTAAAAGTCATAAGATATTTAAATTAATAGATTTAAGACGTTATGGTTATTTTAATGGAGATAAACAACCAACTTCATTCGAAGAAATAAATACATATCATATTTACAGAGGCAATATAGGCGAAATAGTTAGTATTATTAAAGATATTCCTACAATAAAAAAAATTATTGATCCACTTGATATGAATAGAAGTATAGAATCATTCGATAAATTGCAACAAATTGAGGAAATAAACTTTGGAAATTTATTTCTTAAGTCAGTAGCTGTTTTCAGAAAAATGTATAATTTGAAAAAAGTATCATTTCCAAATAATCAACAATTTAAGAAAAATACCAAAAAAACTAAAGAACTTATAAGAAAATATACAGAAATTAAAGTTTTAATTATGGGTGATTATGCTACATATTTCAACGATGATAGAACGATTAGAGAAAAAGTTAAAATAAGATAATTTTTAAAATATGTATTTGTTATATTGTAGCATATTATCTATTTTTTCTTTTATTTTTTCAAACTTTCTGTTCGAGTATTTATTTAATATTCTATTTTCCATTATTTTTGATGATATCTGATTAATAAGATTTTCGTATTTATTTTTGTAATTATCATGTGTTCTAATCATATCGTCATTGTCTGGTATTTTTAATAAGTCAAATAAATATTTTTTATTTATATTTAATTTTCTACATATATCAACCATCATAATAACATCGGCTTTTGCTCTATGTGCAACAACTGGTTTAAATCCAATTACACATTCGTATATTTCAGATAATCGAAGACTTTTAATATCGATTGGTGTTTCCATTCTCATAAATATTCTACTATCTAATAATTTATATTTGTCAGCCAATATTCTTTTTTCTTGTAATATTTTATGATCAAAAGCATTTCCATTATGTGCCACAAAAATTGGATCTATTGAATTATTTATAAAGTTTCTAATTTCTTTTTTGAATTTATTGATATTTTTATCCGATTTCTTTTTGATCATCTTATTTGTAATGCCAGTAAGTTTTTCAATATGTGGATACACTCTTCCATAAGGTTTTATTAATCCTTTTGATATAACCCATCCAGTCAAATAATCTTGACAATGCCTTTCAATAATATCTCCATCCAATATATTCATTATTGATTCTGAATTGGTTTCCAAATCATAAAAGATGATCGGATTATTGAATTTTGTATTAAGAATTTTTCGTAACTTTTTATTCATTGTATAATTTGAGATTAAAGGTGTGACTGTATATATCATTTTTTTACCATTTTTTAGATTTAATATTGTGAATTTTAGTTTATTGGAATTTGTCCAATCGTAATGTATATTATTATAATACAACATAACTTGTAAAATATGTTTTAGTGTTATTTCGTTAACAAATTTTATTTCAGTGATATTATTGTTATTATCAACGATATCTGAAACACCTATTATATTCAAATACGGGTGTTTATTTTGTATTTGAAAAAACATATTTTTATTCACAGATTGAGAATATTTTTTTATACATTTTAGCCACGGTTTACTACTTTTAAGGAAACTTATTATTGGAAATTTATTTTTTTCTTCTGATAAAAATTTTATTTCGTTGTTATATTGATATTCGAACAAACATATTTCAACCAATAATATCATACTTTCGTTTTCACTACAATCATATTTAATAAGTTGCTTCATCATTTTTTTAATCTTTTCAAAATCAGTATTTTGAACATCATTTTTCATATAAAAAGCGAATTCAGAGTTTAGCGAATCAAATCTCTTCCCCAATAAATATTCATAAAATTCTGACCATAAGTTTGAAGAATTTCTGTATTTGTAAATATCATTCATTGTTATAACTTCGAACAAATTAAGATTAAGGGAACTTATGCATTTATAATATTTATTTGGAACTTCTACTAATTTATCAAAATAATCTATCCTCTTTTGTATTAATTTTATATATTGTTGTTTATTTTTTTCACAATAATACATGAAAACACTTTCAAAAAATATACCACAAAATGCACTATATTTCGAAAAATTACTCAGATCACCATTTACTTGAAAAATACTTTTTGTTTTTTTAGATATTTCAAATGATTTTTCAAAGAAAGCAAATGTTTTGTCGTCAAATATTTTTTTATCTTTAATTATCTCAGTAATTGGAAAAAATAATTCAGGTTCATCACTCGCATAATCAACCTTCTTTTTCAGAGGCGGGATATTTGTCATATATGTATCTTTTGGACACAAGAAAAGATTTTGATATATTAATTTAAGTTCATCGGAATACATTTTTAATTCGGATTTCGCTCTACTCACGCCAACATACCACAAATAACCGAAATCTTTGTATGCACTTTCAGTAGGTTTTCTACCATGTGTATTATTGTGGAAATTTATTAGTAATATTTTTTCAAATTCTAGACCTTTGGAAGTATGACATGTCATTATATTTACGTGACCATCTATTCTTTTAATAGATCCTTTTGTGTATGTATAGTTATCTGATTCAAAATTATAATATTGTGTATATTTTATATTTTCTTCTTCTAATTTATTTACAACTAAGGAAAGACCGATATTTATATATGTGTTATTCATAGGTTTAGACTTTTTTACAGGTCCTATGATTGCAATATCACTAAGATTTCCATCGTAGTTATTTATTTCATGTACAATATTTTCCATAATATTTTGTACACTATCTGTATAAACTTCTGGTTTCTTACCATCAATTTTTGAATTTGACACCATATCGGGTATTATTTTTTTCCATGGTCGAAGATAATTTATAAATTTAACTATATTTTTAGTTGATCGATAATTAGTTGTTAAAACATACATTGGAGCTTTATAACACATAAGATATTGATCAGAGCAATTGTTAAACTGATATATATTTTGATTTGGGTCTCCGACTAATATAAGTGCGCATCCTAATTTATCACTTAAATTAATAATAAAATCGTAATATAACTGTGTCAAATCCTGTGCTTCGTCAACGAATATAACTTTTAGTTTTGCAAGAGATCGTATTCCAAGTAAATCACTTTTTTTACATTTTATTACAATGTCACTAGCTTTTTTGACTACTGTTTCTAGAGACGAAGATCCCATTTTCATTAATTTTGTTACAATGGATCCCGATAAAGAATGAATTGTACGCACATTTATATTATTAAAGACTTTTTTCTTTTGTTTCCCTTTTTCCAAAAAGTCTTGTTGGGAATATTTACTGAATGTCAGAACGAGGAAATTATTACTTATTGTCATGTCTTTATTTTCGAAATGATGTATTATTTTATTAATTATTGCTGTTGTTTTTCCTCCGCCTGGACATCCTAATAATTTTGAACATTCTATTTTATTTTCTATAAATGATTTAACATCTACTTTTTTATTTATTAATATTTCGTTATTTTTTAGTATATTTTGATATATAACTTCTTTCTCTATTTTCCTTTTTTTATATTTATTTATCTCATAAAAAAACTTTTCCATTATTTAATTTTATTACAATATTCACATTTAAGTATAATTTAATTAATTCAATTTTAATTAAATTATTTTGTAAAAGTTAAAAATTTTACAAATATAAATAAATATACTATTTTCATTTTTTTTCCCACCAGTTCTTCAATAACCATGTGTCTTTTAGATCTGGATATGTTTGCAAAAAGATTAGTTGCCCAATTAAAATAGTTTTATCTTTTAATCTATTTTTCTCATCAAATGATATATCACAATCCTTTAACATTTTTTCCAATAAAAGATCAATGCCTTTTTCCAGATAAATACCAACAAATGCTCTACTTGTACAATATTGTAAATGAAGAAATACTTTTTCTATCTCAGAATATTGAAATTTTGGCCAAAGAGCATATGAACACGTCATCGCGTAAGAACATACCATTTCATCAACAACATCTCTCGAATCCACAAGAATATGTTTAATTAAATAATCGATAGACTGGAACAAAAGAGGAAGCTTACTTTTTATATTTATAGACGATCTGATATTGTCGGTAATAATTCGTAAATTATTTATATACTATATATATATAGTATTAACGATGTCAATTTATATCGAAATATGTGAAAACTACAATATACAACAGATAATTATATCTGATGCACATTTAAATGATATCAAACCTTTTCCCAAAAAATATTCGTATAAAAATCAGATGAGCAGTACTCTGTTTATAGGTATGTATAGAGATAGTGATGTTAAAAGATTATTCAATCACAAAGGTCCTAAATATATTGTTTGGACCGGAAATGATTGCAATCCGGATTGCAAAAATAGAACGGTTAATATGGAAAAAATTAAAAAATTGGGAATAAAAAAACATTTTTGTATTGGTGATCGATCAAATCGTTTTATGAAAAAGATGAATTTAGTTAAATATGAATACTTCAACAAAAAAATAAATATATTAAAAAAACATAATGGTCCAGCAAAACCAATAGTTGATGAAAAAAGGATTGATAATATTAAAACTGATCCAATAATAAAAAAAATTGATAAGACGGATGAATCTAATAAAAATAATAATATCAATAATATTACGGAAGATATAAATATCAAAAATATTAGTAACAAAAAAATATTAATTAACACACATTCTGATTTAAATAATGCTGCGGGAGACACTATTATGATCTCAAATTATATGAATATGTTAATGAAAAATAACAATAGTATTACATTAGTTACAAAATATGAACCAACTGATAATTTCAAAAGAAATTTAGAATATGATAAATATAAGATAATAACAAATTCAGAAAACAAAGATATTATTGCGACTATTGATAAAGAAGAAAAGAATAATGATATATTATTTATCAGAAATAATGAAATACTTGACTCTCTCATAAATAAACCATATTTAAATAAAACAATATTATACGGATT